ACAACTTGGAACATGGTTTCGTAATGCCCATGCCTACCAATACGCATAAGTTCGTCATACATGTCCTGTACGCGAATATTTCTTGCTGTTGATTCGTTCATTTATCGCCCCTTATCGGCATTGACCGGTCTATCTCATAGACAACACGCTTCAAATCACCGGCATGCTCTCCGAAGAAACTGTCGTTATAGGACATTAAATGCTTCCATTTAACGAGCTTCTCACACTGCATTGTTAGTGCGGCGAGTTGCTGGCGCATCGCCAACACATCCCGCTCTGCCCATTCGAGCAGATCCAGGATGTCGCCACTGAAGGGCTTGGTGCGTTGCGGGTCGAGGGCATCGGCCAGCCTCTCGATGGCGTCGCCCACGTCGGTGACGAAACAGTGTCTATTGGTCATTGGGCTTCTCCTTGCCAAGGTCACATCCATCGTTAATCCTGACGAAGTGGTTATCTATATCAGGCAGATGAACAGTCGCTACTTTGAGCCAGCGCGGAAGCTCGATTGAATACCAGCCATTCCAGTCGACGTCGCCGGGCTGAAAGAAAGTACAGTACTTGCACTGGGTCATGACTGGTCCTCCTGTTCCTGTTCCTGGCGATACTGCTCCGCTTGATAATCTTCCCAGTCACGCTGCTGCTGCTTATAGATGGATGCAAGAGTCATCTCATCATCCTCTGACTCATCGTCAGTAATATCCGGTGGCTCCAAATAACGGTCGTGGGCCGCCGCAAATTGCCGATCACTCATAGCCATTTAGCATTCTCGCTTAAAGATAAAATAACCGTAATCAATAGCACATAGCTCCCAGCCATCACTTCCGAGAACATTGAGTATATCAGTAATGCCTGCTACAGTCTTGCCTGGTAATTGCTGTACCATATGATATTCATATCGTTTACGTAACATAAGTTTATTTCTCCAATCTATCAAAAAGCCCATCTACAAGAAATATAGTATCCTCCGCTAGGCGTAAACGGTCATATGGATACTTAACAGCAAGCGCAGCCATAATGTGTATAGCTGCATACTCACGCTTACTCAACCCATTACTATCATGGTACTCATTTACAGGAAAGGCATGAGCATCTTTGTTATTGTGCTTCTCAAGAAATTCTTTTGGATTGTCCATAGTTAGCCTCAAAAGATTGTTTCATAGCAAGATTTCCTATTCGGGTGCATCTCATAATACTCACAAGACGTGTTTAAGAATGGAAACTGTTTTAAGTTTTTAATTCCCTGTCTTGCATTACAATCATGTACCCACCAGGAGATATGTGGCATCTCCCAACTTTCAGTATCTTTATAGCCATGATAATGCCTACAACTATAACAGGAATGTTTTGTTGAGTTATCCATGATTAGACTCCTAAGCACTTAGCAGTAAGTTTATCGATAGTTGCTTGAAGCTTATCAATAGCTGCTTCAAGTACCTTTTGTTTCTGTGCCATATTAGCAATTGCTTGTGGAATCTTATATCTAAGTGGTTTATCCATGATAGTACCTTCCTCATCTGTAAAGACCTCTGGCCCTGCATGGTATCCACATTCATCTAATAATTTACAATAGAAATCTCTATCGTGATTTGCACGCTCTATACTATTATACCACATAGCCGAAGCCGGTGTATCCTTACTAGCAGCGCCAACTCTATAGCCCTCCCAACAGAAATCATGGACTATACCATCTATAGGCATGGGTTTACGACCATAAGTCCTACAAAACCAAGCTTCATACTCTTCTCTTAAGGTGCTCATGGCAGTCCTCAAAGATTAATCTTTGATTTTAAACAACCCACTTTAGGGTGGACACCGTTATCTGCTAATCCGTTATTCGCAATATAGTTATGCGCCTCTCGCTTATTCATAAAAAAGTTTGCTCTACGTATTCGCCTTGTACTGTACCAAGTCTTTTCCAGGGAATCATGATACAGCACATAAATCTTTCCATTAGCATCAGGCATATAAATAAAATAGAGCTTAATCTTGTTCTTCACAGATCTCATCCTCAAAGAAAGTAAATAGAATAATAGCAAGAATTGTCATAAACCAAACAATAATCTTCATAGCTTAGTAACTCCATTAATTTCGTAAAATGGGGGGATCCTCGTGAGATCTCCCCTATGCTTACCTAGTTAGGGCGTAGCAATAAACTTTTAGGAAGCAGCCTTAGCAGCAGCAGCTTCAGCGGCCTTTGCAAGCAGCTCTTCAACGTTAACACCAGTCGACGCCAGGTAATCCTGCAGCGACAGAGCGGCGTTAGCCTTGTTACGGTATTCAGCCAGATGTGCACCACGCGGAAGAGCGTTAGCAGCACGTTCTGCATCCGCAGCAGCCTTAGCAGCAGCTTGTTCAGCCATATGCTTTTGAGCCAGCGGAGTAAGGGCATTCAGGTCACCAGATGCACCGGCCTCGAGCACGTCAAGAATCGCCATGCCAAGAGTGGCACGTTGACGATGCTTTTCAAGAGCAGCTTGAGCTTGCGGGCTAACTTCACGCTTCGGCTTAGCAGCGGCTTCAACGGCGGCGGCAGCAGCGGCGGAGATATTGGTGGTTTCAGTCATGATATTTATTTCCTTGAATAGATCGACAGAGAACGTTCTGCCATGATTACCATTAAGCAACATGCCTAATGATACGAGTGGAGTCTATACTACTACGGCGTCTCACGACGTTTACAATACAACCTTGGAGAGACTTCCTAGCCTTCTCTTCCTACGATTGGGGAATGGAACCCCTAATTTTATAATATAGAAATTATTATCTAGTAAATGAGTGTCCTTCTAATCCACCTGAGTGGTGAATCTGCCTAGAATACTCAAAGTCACGACTATACTTCTTTAATCCACGTACGTACTCCTTCTCATACACTGTATAAGCAGAGTTCTTTAACTTTTTAATATTGTCAGTAGTGCTAGTAACTTCATACATAAGTACATCTTCTACACACCGATAACTTCTATTGGTTACCTTATATTGCATTACAACACCGATTCTATACCCAATAAGCCATTGGTATACCTTAATCTTAGGACCTAGATTTAGTTGTTTCATTTGCCCATAGCTCCAGTATATCATATTTAAATGTATCATCTTCCTGGTTCTTAAGGTCTTTTATTAGATTCCAAAGCCATGCTACATTATAACCATTCACACGCATAAATCGACTCACATCAGCTATGGCTCGATTATACCCGCGGTGGTGAGCATTACACAGCTCGATATTAGACTCATAATATACTTCAGTTGTATCTACTCTTTCTAGCTTCTTGAGTGGCTCAACTAAATCTGCGAATGCCTGTTTTGTATCACTCATTCCTTATTCTCCACTATCAATTAAGCGAGCAGGCCTACCAACTCGAAAGTTAACATCAACATATAAGGGAAGTGGTTTACCCATAGCAGCATAAGCACCAATATAAAACCCATAAATGAAGGAGTCAGCGTCATCGGGTAACGTGGTTATTAAATGCTTATAGCATAATTTCTTTAGTTCAGAGATGCTAGGGGTCATTACATCAGGAGGAACCCGAGGATCATCATTTACTTGCGGTATTTCTTTTAGATTTGCATCCACAATTGTACCCTTCTAGAGACGAACTCCAACCAATAGGCATATTTCTAGCTCGTAATGGAACAGCCTCTAGAATATCGCGAAGTCCTTCTAGGGTAGTTCTATAAAAGCTTACAGTTTCAGGATCACCATGTCGCTTAATACCGCATGATTTGCATGTATAAACCTGACAAATACTAAGGTCATTGCTAGTTATGATAATCTCGTCACGCATCGTAAGCTTTGCCAATTCCAATCTCTAACCACCAAAACAAAAAGCCAAGGGAGATTGTATAACTGAATGGAAACCTAGCAATATAGATCCCAAAACCAATAGTGCCAGGCATCATATGGCTAAATTTAATTCTGTTACCTGAACCCATTATCTGCCATCCTCTCTAAAGCCAGCAAATCGACCAAATCTAGGTAGATACCCAATTAGATTCTTATCTAGATGCCTTACTACAATAACCTTGCCGAGGAATAACTTTTGATTACGCCATACATGCTTCCTCATAGCATGGTCCATGCATCCACAAGAAACACTGAGAGGTGTCCCTTGGTAGTCTACGATAATTGAACCCAACGTATCAGCTGGTACTAAATTTTCTTTAGAAGTGCTGCGCTCTGTGTAGCCTAGATCGTCTAGAATAGGCTTATTCAGATTAGTTAACTGCTCTTCAAACCCAATTATGGGCGCTTCAAACTCAGAGAAGCGTTTAAGCTTCATAAGGATCTGATCATTCAAGTTAGCCCTACCATGCTTATAAGGGCCATTGATGCTTCTAATCATGATACCTTCATAGCCAGCTGCTAGACACTTATCCTCATAGATCAACATAGCATCCATATTAGCAATATACGTTTGTGTTAGGGGTATTAACCACTTATCCCCTGTAGGTAATGATTTATATCTAACATCATAAGGATCGTCTGTAATCCTATCAAATACATAATACCTAAGTAACGGTAGACCATCATCACCAAGAGCAGGCTTTGCAATAGACATCACAAATGATTGAGTTACATTATACACATTTGGTATGGTAGGGTTGTCATAAATGAGCTCCCCATCTAGATTGTTGCACCCACCAAATAGTGCCCTCGCTTGTCTACTAGGTATTGGCTTACCACTTCTACTGAATAGATGTCCATTACCCATTGAAATCGCTCTAATACCATCTAATTTAGGAGAGCAAAAAACTGGAAATCTAATCTTATTAAGCACTGCAGGGTCATTCAGAGGGTCTAGTGTGGCTGCTAGTAGAGGCCTAATTGCTGTCACTAAGGGCCTCCACTGTAGAAGCTAGTGTTTTAGTTATGCCATTTATCATTTCTAGCCTACGCACTAATTTATTGATTGTTTTATTCAATAGCGCATTATTAGCAGATAGGGTATCAATTTTTCTATATAACTCAGTTGACACATCATCTACCTCTGCTTTTTCACTTGTAAGTTCTAGCTCCAACTGCGCAACATAGTCAAGTAGGGGAGCAATTCTATCGTAATCTATCTTCACAGCAGCAGTGCCAGATAGCTCATAGATTAAGTCAGTCGGTCGCGCTACCATTAGCTAGCTCCTTTAGTGTATACTTCTCGATAATGGCCAGGTGTAAATCCTGGTCATTACCTTAAGAAAGGTTATTATGTTACATGATCATCATGAATTACCCCCGCAAGAATGTGAGGTATGTGGTATTTATAAAATTTATCGTAATGGCCTTTGCTGGAGATGTATTCATTACGAGGTAAACGCCCCGAAGACTAATCAATCACCGAAAGAGAATAATGTTAATCGACTTTCTAAAGACCAAGCGCAGTAAAGAAGAGCTTCAACTTACATTGGATGTACTTCGAGAATTTATCGATTGCGAAGGTGACGCAGAATACTTCATTATACCATTTGAAGCATGGGCTAAGGTTGGACAATTTTTAGAATTCTTGGAGCATTTAGTTGAGGGTAAGCCATTAGAAGATGATACTAAATCTCCAAAGTTAACTACGATTACACTACAAATAAACTTAATGCATCTTTGATTTGTCTGGGTTATCCAAAGCTTGAAGATACCGTTCTCTATGCTGATTCATCAATGAGCCATGCGACTCTATAATTGCTTGTATATGTTCTTCAATATTAAGTTGATGAATACACTGATTAAATAGGCCTATTGCAGCAGTCATTACTATATTGATATCTAAGCCTATAGCATTAGCCCGCATTTTTCCTAGTAATTCATTAGCATGTGTTTCAAATTCTTCTTCAGTTAGGTTATGCATTGGTTCCCTTTAATATAAGCTGAGATCATCCTCAAGTGCTTTCTCACACACATAAAATTTCATACCTTTCCTACCATTTTTTACTACATTACAACCAGCTGCACGTAACTCCGGGTGATACGATTGTAAACTGCTATAAGATAACCCTGTCAAACCTCTCAGACTTTCAGAAGTAATACCTGGTTGTGTTCTAATGATTTCAACCATGGTATCAATCTTAGTCATTTTTATTGGAAGACTTTCTGGTCTCCAAGGGTTTTCCATGAAGAAGGCTAGCTGGAAATAAAGGCTTTCAGCGCCATTTCTATATAGCTTGCACCTATTCAATATAGAAGTCGTTAAAGGTACTCTCGAAGGCGAGTTGTTCAACTGCAAGTTCCCGAGCATCATCACTTTCCTCGATATCAGAAGGCGCCACTTCAAATGAATCATCAGGAGATGTAGCCTGAAGTCTCCCTGTTTTAAGATTATAGTAGGTAGGTTGCACAGGACCGGTAAGCGCTACCGTTCTATTTTTTAGTACATTAAACTGAATTGTAGATCTCACAAGAGGATCAGGATTAACCTGATCTCTTGCAAAAGCTACTACTGCAAAGCTAATTTGCTTAATAGAGCCAGAGCCTTTAATATCATCTAATGAGGGCAATACACCCTCTTCAAATGCTTTACCTCCGCTTGGTGCCTTACGCAGATGACTAATAACACCTAGCCAAATATTATGCTTTTTAACAATCTTAAGTAAAGAAGACATAACAGAATCTACTGCTTCATTACCAGATAAATGCCCAGCACCTTCAGATACAGCTAAGGTAATATGGTCTAAGAAGATATATTTACATTTCATCAAGGCCATATACTCAATCATATCTAATAAGCTGCTATCGCTTACACTACCTTGGTGATCCAAAAGCATAATCCGATTGCCACCGAATACTGCATCAAAACCTGGTTTAAGTGTAGCAATTGGTACATCAACCTGCGAAGTATTGATTTTTAAATACATCCCTGATAACCTTCTTGCAGTTTCTGCAGGAGATTCCTCAAGGGAGATAATACCTAACGTATCAGGACATTTCTCTAAAAAGTTAAGAATTAACTCTCTAAATAGAGTACTTTTACCTGATCCAGTTCCTGATATGTATAGATCTAGCTCGCCTAGTCTCATGCCTCTTAGCTTATCATTAAGACTACCAACACAATCAGGATAAGGAATTGACTCTAGCTCATTATAACTACAAAGTGCCTCCCAAAGAGCATCCTTAGTAATAATACCAGCAGGGATAAAGTATTGAGCATTCCAAATACAGTTATTAAGCTCGATACTACCACCCTTAACTAGCATTTCGTTAGGATCTTTGTATTTACCAAAGGTAGCTAGCTTAACCTTGTCTATACCTATAATCTTAGATACAATTTCAGCAGCCTTCTTACCAGGTTCATCTCCATCTTGGCAGAATACCACCTCATCAAATGATCGAATCCAATCTCGATGAGCAAGTAAATCATCATTAAGCGTTGTAGAACTACGTACACTAATTACTGGATAGATACGACCGTACTTATCTAATGAGGCTTGAGCAACAGAGAGCATATCAATTTCGCCCTCAGTAATAACTAACCTTTTCCCTCCAGAGGGGAAAAGATGCTCACCACATAATCCTTTTATTTTTCCGATTGAGGAAAATTTCTTACTTGCAACCTCCCTAATCTTATATGCTTGAGCGACACCAAATCTATCTACTTCATATGGGTATGCATGCCTAACTTCTGTGCGATCCTCTGCATAGCTAACTCTAACTCCAAAGAACTTAGTGACTTCTGCACTAATTTTCCTGGATAACATAGGCCCACAATCAGCTTCCTCAATCACCCTAAACAATTTATCAGAACGGCCGTATCGAGATATATCCTCGTCTTCTGGTTTAAATTCTTTTGCTTGTTTGCCAGCTAGCAAGTCTTTTACAGAAGGCTTGTATGTTTTGCAAGAAAAACAATATGTGGACCCACCCTCATATTCACACACTGCATCGCTACTACCACACTTGTCACAAGCAAAGTGTGCCCTTACGATTTTACTCATAATCTTTTGGAATCGACCTCGGTGTAGTAGTTACACGCGGTATTGTTACTAGTGTACCAATTACAAAACAGACCACAATAACAAATGTGTAATCACTAGAATCCATACTATTTGAATAAGCTAGGTTAATTAAGCCTAATATAGCCATAACCGCAATTATGACAAATACTACAAATAAAATTATAGCCTTAATCATTAAATACTCCCATTGATGAATTGAAATAGCCGAGCCTTACACTGATCAGTAACTCTTTCCCTAACTGGCCAGCTAACACCATTGATTAAGGAATTGTAGAACAGGTTACGATTACTTGGAATCTCTGCAATAACAAGACACCATACTTCAGCAAAAGATAGTCCACCCTTAGTGCTGAATTCTTCTAAGCATACAAAGTCAAATACACTCTCTGCAGGTAAATTGCTGGTGCGTAGTAGCCTAACTATTGCATCAATCTCCTTATTGCTACTAATATAATACTTCCAATTTGACTCTTCGCCCTTATTGAGTTTGCCCATACCAGCATATAGTTTCTTGCCGATGTAAAGCATGCCATTGTGCCTATTCCTGATACCATAGACAAACCCAATTTGTTTACCTGCAAACATCTTATCAGGAAAAGACCAATGACCATTTTCAGCAAGCTCTGCCTTATTAATATTAGGCATCCTTGGTAAGTCTACTTTTTGCTTTAAGTCATTAACATTACTAGGTAAGTGTAATGGTGCAGTATTATCAACTGTCATTTAGATTCCCACAAAACAGCCTCTACGCCACAGAAACCACTACGACGGGCCTCTTCACACAATAGGCTTGTCTGCACACCAGTAACTAGGTTAGTAACTCTACTTTTAAGATGGTCACATTTGTGTATATCTGGTATATCTGAGTTATCAAACCTAATTGTAAAATGGTGCTTGCAATCAATACAAAATCGTGGCGCTGGCTTGTATTCTGTAAGTGAATCTCGATATTTACTCATCAGGCATTTTCCATCCATCAATTGAGAACTTGAAATCACGGTAAGGTAGAATAGTAATCAGTTGTCCAGTAAGTATTAGTGCTTCCTTCCATTTGTCGCCAATTATACCCTTATATGCGTAACACGTCATGAACTGTAAGTCTTCTAATGTCTTACAATCAGAGAGAATTGCTGCCGCCCGTACTTTACCAACCTGTGGTATACCAGGAATGCCATCAGTGCTGTCACCCATAAGGAGCTGCATATAATAGTGATGCTCAGCTTCAAATTCACTAACTTCGATAATTAAATTGGGGTCTCTAGAGCCGACCTCGTGTAAATTGCCACGAGGGAAGCGATAATGCCTACCAGGAATACATAGAAGATCCTTATCAATTGAAGCAATGATCGGTACTTCATTATTCGCAATTGCCTCATTACGCCAAATGTGTAGTAGGTCGTCAGCTTCCATTCCATCTGCTGCAACAGCCTTGCCCTTGCTGACTAAGTACTCACGAACAAGATCTACGAAAGTATTAACTGGACGATACTTGCGATGTGCTTTATACGAAGGAAAAAGTATCTGTCTAAAATTATTTTCACCCTTTACAGCAATCAAGACCTTGTTTGCAAAAGTGGTTTCTTCTAATTGATTAATAATACGATCAACATTGGTAAGACACTCTAGTAGATATAGCTCATCTTCCTCTTCTGTAAATGCTACTGATGGGCTATTAACAGAACCCCACCGATTCCTACATGCACCGTGTGCGATTACATCACCATCAATAATCAGGGTTATGCTACTCGTATTATCCATATTATCCATTCTTTCTGACTAGCATTCCATAAGATTCAATAGACAATAGCCCCGTCTTATCTGGATGAGGATCATGCACTACTTTGCCATTACAACCAACTACGCTATGTCCTACACCTGGAAATCTAGGACTTTCACCACTAATCACATGATAGATATCACCTTCGATATGACTATTCTTTTTCCACTCTTCAAACTCCCATGCATTAGATAAAATCTCTAGGTAGAAAAGATCAAGTGTATCTAGAAACTGATGTAAACGCATATTATAGGTATATACATCAGGGTTATCAAACATAAAGTGAGGCACCTGATCTGTTTCACAATTCAGTAAAGAAGCAATTACTGCTCTAAAACAATCACCGTAGACACCATTATCTGGATCATGTATTACCAACTGTTCTCTTGGTATCATTCTGCTTCCTTATCTACAGGTTCAAAACATGGATCAGCATCTACAGCAACAGGGTCCGGTATAATTAACTCTTGAAACGTATAGCCAAGGTCTTGTGCCACCTCAACAATAAGTAACGGCCTAATGATGGAATGGTCACCCTTGGCGATAGTATACCTTCTGTCTATAAATAACTTATCGTAAGCTGCTATTTGTTCATTAAGCCGCGCAATCTCAAAAAAGCAATCGTAGTGACGCATTACGTTGTCGTAAGCCTCATCTAGCCAATTCAGACCACAATCATGCGCTATTTGAATGGTTTGTTCTATAGTCAGCGGTTTCATTGTTTTACCTTTTCAGTTTTACCTACTTTTGAGAAGCCAAGCTTAGCTTCTTTACAAGTATGCTTAGTACCTTTTTCAGTGTACAAAGCCCATTTACCTTGCCTATTTTGTTTCCACCTCAAATGTGTCTTACCACAATATTTACAGTAAGGCGCCATGCACTTGTATACTACAGGCTCTACTGCATCATCTTCCTCTTTTAGCCCACGATCTATAGCGTCACAGAACAGCTGGCTCATTAGTCTTCCAATAGTTACAGATATTATACAGTTTGATTTGCTTTGCCTTAACTAAACAGATCAACCCATCTCTACGCTTACAGTTACCGCAAGAAGCCCCATTTGCCCTAATTGAGTCGAGGTATACTGAGTAGCGGTAAATCTTCTTTGGTAATCCTGCATCCTTCTAAGACCTTCATAATTAGGTGCCATTAGTTTTCATTTGCCTCAATAATCTCTATCTCAAAGTCAGAAAGGATTTTCTCAGGTATTCTACCAAGTAAGTTTTCATTGGAAAGACTACGGCAAAATACAGCAATAATATCTACTGTTCTCTTATCCCAGTCCCATTTGTAAACCACTTGTGTAGTTAACTTACCAAGAATGCCATAGTCTGCTTCAGTAGGGTATGCAAGACTTACAGACATAATGTTTCACAGATATCAGATTCCTTATCAACACCGACGTAGGTATGATTGAGAGTATTAAAGATATTGCCATCAATGGTAGTGACCCTACTAGTTAATACAGGCAAGTAGTGATTATTGCCAAGAATAGGGTGATCAAACACTACAACAATAGCTCTTTCATTTACTTTGATACAGTTATCCGGGTCAAGCTTATAATGAACTGTTTCCACACTTTTCTCCAATCTTGTTTTCTCTAGCCATCTTAGCATATTGTAAGACAAACTTACACCAGTACTTATCAACTAACTCTTCAAATTTTCTCTCCTGAATAGTATCCCACTCAGGGCTGTTAGGGCTATCAATTTCACTAGCTGCAATGGCTGCCTCATTCCATAGTACTAACAATGCATCTTCGTTAATCTCCGCAAAGTTTACAGGAGTATCCATTACCTCTTCGAAAGTTGGATATGTATCTCTAACTGGTTTGCACATGTGAATCCTTAGATAAAGTTTCTTCTATAGTCCAGCCCCTGTACAACCTAGATCTAAGGGTAGTTGGTTTCTCATTTAAATATACAGCCCATTGCCCCAACGTCATGCATAACCCATTATGCTCATATAGCTTGCCTTTCTCTATATTAAAAATCTGCATTAATGAACCAGGATGAACTGCAATTTGTCGTCTATGGCGAATGGTAGACTCTTTTAATCCCGATTGCAATGATAGTTGTTTAGTTCCCTTAAACCTTTCTGGAAGAGGCTCATAGCCTAAGGATTGGTCTACAGTATAACCTGATCTAATCCTTAACTGAATTTGTCTTACAGGCACCCCAGTAATCTTGGACCATTCTTGCAGGC